CAACAGCAACGTGGGCGCCAGAGCGTGCTGCGTCAATGCGTTTTATTGCAAAGGCTGCACCACACGAAGCTGAAGGTTGGTTGCGTAAGGCAATCAAAGAAGCGCCAGGACGACGCGAACCTTGGGTTGATCTTGCAAAACTCTATTATCTTCGTCAAGACTGGGACAATTCTCTTGAGTGCGCAATTCAAGCGCTAGCCATTAAAGAAAAACCACTTGAGTATCTTTGTGAGGCAGAGGCTTGGGGAGAAGCACCATATGACTACGCGGCTATTGCGTGCTACCGTCTTGGCCGGTACAACGAAGGTATTGAGTATGCAACAAAGGCGATTGAGATAAACCCACTGGATGAACGCTTAAAAAAGAACTTAGAGTTTTGTATAGAAAAACTTGCAGAGCAAGCTGGAAGTCAGTCTACTACTGAGAAGATTTAGCTACCTTTTTAGCAGCTGCTTTTTCTTTCTTCTTTTGTAACTTTTCCTTCTTCTTAGCTTTTTCTTTAGCTTGACGTTCAACACGTTCAGCTCGCTCAGCATGATAGGCGTCAACTGCATTTGCGCTAGTGCGACTACGCCATGTGAACTCACACTTGGTGCAATGAACAAGTCTCATTGTTGCCCAGCGTCCGCCACCTGGAACAGGGACAACTAGTGTTTCAAGATTGCTTGGTCGTGCAGAACAATATGGGCATTGCGGATATCGAATACGCCTAGACTCGTGTCCATTCCATGAAACACTGAGCGCGCGGCGGATTTCACCTTCATCCTTACCACCCCATATACCCCAGATCTGTCGATGTTCAAGCGCCCACTTAAGACACTCTGCTCGCACAGGACAAGAGAAGCATAGATTCTTTGCTTGGTACTTTTCTGCTGGTTCAGTTGAGAAGAAGAAATCTCGAATATGTTTGTTTTGCGTCTCTGCGCAAACAGCTCCTTTTTGCCAGCTTAGATCTGTTTCACTTCTTGACAATTAGATCTCCACCCATGTAATCGGGATGATAGTCTCAACGTAGTCACCATATGCAGTTTCTCCGCTTTCGTCACAGACAGTGTAGTCGATGTCACCTTCAACTTCCCCTGCGTATCCATAAGAGTTAGTTGACGACTCAATTGCGCCAAATCCATTACCAAGCGAGACAGCAGAACCGTCCCTTTGAAGAGCCGAGGCAAGAGCCCTCCGAACTATGTCGTTGTCAAGATCTACATGTTCATTTGTATAGAACACAAGAGCCTCAGACTTAGTGACATCATAGCCCTCACCAGTCCATTCGCGCCATAGGCATTCGCCGGCTCTTGAATCTCGCATAGATACATTGTATCTTGAGTCTGTCTCTAATGCAGGGCTTTACACACGGCATTTTCCTACTTTTTTCGCCATAGACTTATATGGACGCAGGTGTGAAAGTGTCTCTAATCACCTCTGAGAGCCTCGCTTTTTACCTAAAATGACGAACTATGCGTCGTTATACGTTCCAAGGTACAGATTGCTATTTACGTCTGGCCAAAGGTACTGATAGTAAGGAGGACGTGTTCCAGTATCTTCTGGCCAACCAAACTGAGAGTACCAGCCGTAATCTTTACGTAGCAGTGCAATACGGTGAGTAGATGCAACCTGCTCAAACTTGTCAGTGTCCGACATCCAGCCAGGCATAGTTAGCTTGTCTTGGACACGACCCATACTTACTGCTAGGTCATAGGTACCGTAGATCTTTGGGAGCATGGTAGACTTGAAACCACGTTTGCGCCATTCAAAGTAGGTCGCCGCAAGATACGAGACTAAAAGCTTTTCGTGACCGCGCCACATGTGCGCAACAGGATGATTAACCCAGCCTTTAGGGTCACGATGATTACCTTGCGGGTCTAGTTCTGTAAGCGCAAGCAGAACCTGCCAGCCTTCAAGAGTTTGCTTGTGTAGACGCTTGTTGTCGATCTCGTGAGCAATACGCTCGAACGAGTCAGTCTGAGGTATAAACGTTTGCATGTATTGTGTCCTTCGTCATTTGGTATAACAATTATATCAGGTTACTAGCCCTCTTCGTCAAATTCCTCATCGTCTTCAAGAGGTCCAGAATCAAATGAGATCTCGTCTTCATTCTTCTCAGTGAATATACCGGCAACGGTGAGTTCGCCGCAAGTGCAACACGCGTGAACAGATCCGGGAGAAAGACGCAATGGAACTGCAATGGCAATAAGTTTGGAGACAAGACTGCCGTCATCTCCAACTGACTCTGGTTCCCACTTGCTATTCTCCGCTATGTAGCAGACTTCGCACTGTGGGTAGGCGCTTTTTTTACGGCGCATCAGGCTCCTTCTACAGCATCAGAGTACCACTTTTTCTTAGCCGAGAAACGCGAGAACGATTTGTCAGCGTCAATAAGGTATTCGCGTTCGCCAATCAGTTCACCTTGCGGTCCGTTAGGCTGGCCTTCTAAGGCGGCTACAATGCCCTCTCCTAGCCATCTAGCAGCATTCACTGGTACTGCTTTGCCCCAGACTGCTTGTAGGCTTGAGTAATCCTTTACGCTTTCAATGTCCCAATCGTCTGGCAGACCTTGCATGCGTGCAGACTCACGATGAGTGATAAGACGTGGCTCAGTTGGGTGAACCACATGATCTAGTGCAGATCCTGTAAGAACGTTACACCAGTGATCTTCCTTCCAACGATATGGTTGTGAAAAACCAAGTTTGTATTCCTTACGTAGTACACGCGGAGCAATATCAATCCACTTTTGAGGAAACGCCCCACCGTTCATTTCTACTGCCTTTTTGATAGCTCCGCCAAGATCACCGTTGCCTGGCCAACCATCATTGCCGATGATGTCAAACACTTCTTGAATTCTCTGCGCGTGAATGTTGTTCTTTCCAATATGACCATTCACTAGACCATTCTTGGATTTCAAGTGGCTAACCCAACGGGACGGTTCTTCCACGTAAGGTTGCGCTTCCCACTTACGCGGAAGTTTTGCAAGATCTCCAATGATGTCCATTATTCTTGGAAGCTCTGTAGGCTGAACAACATTGATACCAAAAGGCATACCTGATTCAACTGCAACCCAGAAGTATCGTGGGCGGAATGAGAAACCACCTAATTGAAGATTATTGTGCTTGATGTGGTATAGGTCGTACTTCTTGTTTGAGACGTCTTCGACCATCTTACGGTACTTGTTCATAACATCGCGACCTTGCGTGTACGCTTGTTGCACACACTCGAAGGCGATAATCTTAGGCGCTACTCGACCAGCATAGCGCATAAACGCGCGAGTATGCTCGTGCGCCTGTGCGTCTGGGCCTCTGTTCGCTTCACCGGACCAGACAGACCAACCAGAGCATGGAGGGCAACCAGCAACTACATCAGCTTTTAACACTGGCCATTCACTGGAGTCTTCTGAGAAAAAGGTACTCCACGAATTGCCAAGGTAATTTCTGTTTGCTTCAGCAAGAGGATTACCAAAGTTAAGAGTTCCAGTCCGTGCAGTCATTGTCATTCCAGACTGAACAAGGCCAAGACTCATAAAGCCTGCAAGTCCATTGCAGTCAATAAAGGTAGGTTGAGACACGCGGCATATCCTCCATCATTTCGTTATGGGTATACTTTATACCGCGTTTGATGTTTTATTGGGTATTCTTAGAAAGAATTTGGCCTACCTCGTAGCCACAACCTGCGTAGCCAGCGACGTCAATCCATGTGTCAGGTTGGAACCCAGATTTCGACGCGTAACGCGCAACCTTAAGCCCAACCATCATCATTGCAACATCTTCGGAAGTGATATTGGTACCTAGAATCACTCCCCAGATCTTTGCGATACGTTCAAAGTTCTCCTCTGGACCTCCGTATTGAATATCGCGGTCGCCAGCGATAATTCGTGCTGCCTCACGGAGAGCTTCTACGCGTGGTGTTACATCTTGTGTCATTACTTTATCCTCACATGCGCTGTTGCTATATAGATGATTGACTCTGCATCTTCTTGCTGTACTTTAACCTCTACGTCGACAGCAGACATTGCGTCTTCTACGCTGTCTATTGACAGATAGCCGCAGACAAGCTTATGAACCTGCTCAACTATCTCCCCGTGAGTCTTTCCTTTAACCTTAAATTCCACACTTGATCTCATCAGCCTACTCTTTTCTCTAACTTGTATGGAGAGTAGTGAGTGCCATCAAGCAAAGGTTCCTTGCCGTCTGTAGACTTAAAGATAATGTCTCCGTAACGAACAGCAACAACCTTACCTTTACGCCCATTGTGAATGCGACCAGTATCATCACTAAACGCATCACTAGCAACACGGACCTCGTCGCCAACGTTAATAAAGCCAGGGCGAGCTGGTTCCCATACTTCATGTTTGCTCTCGACAGTAAGAGCATGATTAAGTGCAACCTTAGAAAAGAGGTCAACCGCCTCTTTTGCTGCTGCTTCACTTAGTTTTAGATCATTCCATGTTGAAAGAAGCTTAAGCACCGATGTGCCTACGCCTACTTTCACCTTTGCGGCTTGAAATTGTTCTCTAACCCAAGCCTCATCAACTTGCGGCATTTGTTTCCTCCTTAGGTGAGCATTTTGCACACGTTCCTTCAATAACACCGGCACCGACATCGTCGATGGCTCGCGCGCATGCTACGCACTTGACTCCAGCGTCTTTTACCTTGTATCCCTTAAGTTGACGTTGACGGTTTTTCTCCATCTTCTCAAGGTAATACTTGTTTAGTTGTTCGTCTGTTCCTCCAGCCGCAACAATAATGTTTGCGACAAAGTGCAGAACGTCAACAGCTTCTTTGATTATCTCTTCGCGGTCTGCGTATGGCTTGTCATGCTGCCAAGGCTTCCACGAGATTGCCTGGCGCATTTCTGCTAGCTCATCATCAATGGCTAGCATGTTCCAGCGCATGTACTCAACAAGACGACGAATGTTCGCGTCCTTATCCCCACTCATTTCTTCGTAGTTGATAAAGTACGTGTTTTCTTGTAGATCTTTTGTCTTATACAGCCATTTATTAAACAGCATGCTATATTGCTCCTCTCCCTACTGCGATGCGAAGACCTAGTTGATCTTCTAGTAACGTTTTTGCTGCACTTTTAGACGGAATACTTGTTAAGTACTCTGCGGTCTGTCTTGTTGAAAGTGCGTTTCTTTCTTGGTTTGTCATTGTTTCTATTGGTGAGGCAAGCATACTCCACGAATCACCGATGCTGGAACTTTCGCGCCATTCAGTTGCAATCGGTGTTTGCGCATTCATTGCTTGTGCATACCGGTATGTCCACCATGTTCCACCCTTGTACTGTGGTAGTAACACTCCTGACGACATTAGAATTTGGTCGTAGCATTCCTCGTCCTTCCATCCTTTGTTCCAACGGATAGGTACTATAGGAAATGACAGCGTTTTAGCAATTGACTTTGCCCAAGTAGTCGTTGGTCCTTCAGCAGCCCATCGGTTAAAGCGCACGTCAGTCTTATTTGATCTTGGCTCAATTAGATATGCGTCAAGGTTTACTCCGTTAAGCACAAGCCCCTCAGGGAGTTCACGCTCAATTGAAGTAACATCGTGCCAAGGTAAAGACGGATAGATTGTTTTAGGCCATTTGCCACTCAGTAACTTATTAACAGTCTTGATAAGACGTTTAGATACGTCTGGGCTGTTGACTAGTTGGTAACCTTTGCGGTATGAGAAGAACGGCTTTGTTAGATTCTCTGGTGTAGACGATATAGCTCGAAGACTCGCAGTGATCTGCGCCGGGTGCGGTGCGTCGATAAACAAGGTAAGTTTATCACTGTTATACATCACGTCGATAATGTGAAGTGCACCATATGCCTTATTAGCACTTAGACTGGTTAATGGCGAGACGCCAACAAGCACTGCGTCATAGTAATTGAGATTTTCAACCGTCCACGTGATGTCAGGTTCCATCATCACAACGGTGTGTCCTGCTTCAGTTAACACCTTTTCAATTGCGCCAGCAAAAGAAAGAGAGCGTTTATTGGCGGACATGGACATCTGTGGTGCAGACATTCCAGTTATAAGAACACGACTCATGCATCAGTCCCGTCTGCATTTAGTTTAAGGCCTTTGTCTTCCTTAAGCGCGCGGGTAATAATTTTCTCAACGTGATCCTTAAAACCGTCATAGGTTCCAATGTACGGTCGTAGCGCATCAGCCTGAGCCTTTGCAGCAGCCTCTAGTTCCGCGTCAGACATCTTTTCGACGTCAGCCACGGTTAGCTTATAGGCATCACCTAACGGATCGCCCTCACCCTTGTCTGTGACAAGAATAGAGCCAATGCGTGCAGCATACAAGAAGCGTGAGCGCCACCAACCAGAACCAGCATGTGGGTACGGAGGTGACAAGATTCCCCAACGCTCGTTGTAGAAGTTTAGAACATCAAGTTCTGTGTCAAGGCGTTGTCCACCAAGTTTACGAATAAGTTTACGACTACCAATAATTTCAACTTGCCAGCCAAGATTCTTTCTTGCAAGCCATTCATCGTGAGGCATCAACGCGCCAAGTACCCATGCGCGTTTCTTTTCTGCTGCAGGTTTTGGTGTAATTGCGTTTAGCGTGTCAAATGTTACACAACTTGGATCAAGTGCCTCGATAGGGCCAACTTCACTTGGCATGCGTTTGCGAACACTAGTGCGGTCGCCCCACGCGTACATTGGACAAACTGGAACCATTCCAGCTTCCCAACGACGGTCAATCATGTCTGTTGCTGCTTGCACAAGACGTTTTTCATAAGGCTTAATCTGTTCGTCCGTGTCCATCATGTAGTAGCGCTCAATGTAGCATTTCTTTGCAGCGTCTGGGTCTTTTTCTCTAACTCTTTCAAGTGCAGCCTCAATGTCTGCACGACTAAAGTATGTTGCGCCTTCTTCGCCGCGATGTTCAGTTCCTACAAGCAGATGTTTGTACAACATCGCAGGTTTGCGAACCATCGCGCGAGCGCCATTAAAAACTGTGTTAAACTGCCAATCGTCAAAGAATCCGACTGAAGGCAGTCCTGATGAAAGAGCGTATAGTGCACCCATCGCGCCTTGGCGTCCGTTAAGTGAGTTTAACGGTGCAAGATTTATCCACGCGGCATCGTATGATGATAGATCTTCTCCAGGCGTGACCTTTCGCCAATCTACATCGTGCCCTAGATCTGTTAACGCTTTTGCAATCAGTGCTGGTACATCAATCTTCTGAATAGTACGTCGCTCTGTGTTAATCTGCAGCGCTGTAAATCCTGTCATCAAGATTTTCATGCTTACTCCTATCTAAGTTGCTGGTATCATTGCCCATATTTTTGGTACAGGCAATGATACCAGAACAACTAGTTATTAGAATGGCGACGCAGGTGCTTCTGGCGCTTGAGCAACAGGAGCTACTGGAGCTTCTGCCATTACAGGCGCTGGAGCAGGTGCTGGTGCCGGAGCTGGCGCTGGAGCCGGTGCTGGTGCAGGTGCTGGTGCAGCTGCTGCAGCGGTCGTTGCAGTAGCGGTTGCAATGTAGTACATCTTGATTTCGTTTTTCTTGGAACCATTCCAAGTACGTGAACCAATCTGTGCACGGAACGCGCGTCCCTTAAGTGCAGCCTCAATCTGTGCATTACTTGGGCTTGATGAGAAGTATTCACGTCCCAAACCAAGTGCTGCCATTTTGCGGAAGAACATGCCTAATGCAGCAGGGCTGTCAGGTGTGACAACTAAGTTGTCCCAGACCAAACGCTTGTTGTGTGGTCCTCCCTGTACTTGTGCCTTAACAGCAAACATGGTCTTTCCTGATTGTGCTACCTTTGCAGTAGCTTCTAATACGAGGAGATCGTAATCTCCGTCTGGTAGTGGATCGTAGTTTCCTCCGACGTCACCGGCGTCCTTAACAAGATCGCCCCAATTGAGTGAACTCATGTACCTTTACCTTTCCTTGTTGTGCGCTAACCGGATTGGCTAGGACGCTGCTTTTTTTGTTTTAGCTTCTGGCTTTGGGCCAAAAACCAAGTCTAACATTCGTTCAATTCCAAGATTTTCTTGTTCGACTACTTTTCCTAGTCGCCCTTGAACGCGTTCACCGGCCTCGTATGCATCAGTACGTTCGACATACATGCGACGTACTTTGTATGGAGGTTGCAGTGGATCTGGGTTTGGCTGTGTTTCCACAGTAATCGCACCCAAAATGTCGTAAAAATACGGAGCCTGAATTGCAAGCTGACCTTGAAGGTACGGACGCACGCGCCCATCTTGTCCAGGACGAGCCATAGCAGTTAGCACAACAGCTTCTAGCGGTTGTGTTGGGTGCATTGTTAAGTCACGTAGGTCACGCAATAGCGCTCCCATGTGACGAAGCAATTCGCCCCACTGCTGCATCTTCATTTGTTCTGTACCAGCGATGCTATCCATACACTTCACTTGAAGCTCTGAGATAGAATCAATAATCAATGACTTAAACTGATGCTTACCAGTTTGTAACCATTGAAACGACTTCATGACTACATCGTAGTCACGAACATTCACAACCACAGTATCCCAGGTTCCATCTGCAACAGGTGGTTCCTCCCGCAATGGGTCCCAGTACTTAACATTGATGGGAAGGAATCTATGTCCACCCTCAACGTCAAGCATGAGACGGGGATAAGGTGCGGTTACCGCAAAAGTTGATTTACCAACCTTTGACTCGCCATACACCATGATTGTGAGGGAACGTTGTACTTCGTTTGACATACGTCACTCACTTCCTTTCTTCTCTTCGTTGTTGTTGTAATATCCGTATGGATCTGCTGATGCATACGATTCGCTAATTGCTTGTTCGGCGGCGGAACCGTCGTCGATCAGCGGGCAAATAGCGAAAAATTGGCACTTCCACTTACAGTCACGGCTTGGACGTGGATATGCGACTAGTTGATGAGTAACTCCCTCATCTAAAGCTTTACGGACGTTTAGCAAGTCGCTAATTGTTCCGTGGACGCGCTGCCAAAAGGCACGCAGTGTAAAGATGTTGTGACGAACTTCCATCTGCTCATAGAAAGGTGGCTTTGCATTTGCAGTGCGCTTTACCTTCTTCAACATCGTGAAGATGCCGCCTTCTGAACGTTCGCCTTCCTTATTTTGTGCAGTCTCGAGCATCATGTATGTAAGAATCTGCTCATTCATATGCGCCATTGACGCGAAGTCTGTAAAGGAACCACCGACTGTCTTAAAGTCACGGAACATACGAACACCGTCAGCCTTGCGACGAACGCGCATGTCAATCTTGCCTTGCAAGATTACCTTATTGTCGAACAACGGCATTTCAATAATCTCTTCAGTAGAAATCATCTCTAACTCTGCGTCGATACCTTGGTCTTCTACCCAGTCAAGGTAACCTTCAAGCATGATGCGACCAAGCTCTGCCTCAGAGTCAAGATCAGAAGTATCGCGAAACGAATTGGCAAGAATTAACTTATCTTTTTCTACAAGTGCTGCGTGCGCCTCAATTAAAGGAATGTCCTTTGAGTAGTAGTCATCAAGCGCTTGGTGGATACGTGAACCAAGAGCAAGTGCGCCTGTTTTTGATTCCATTCTAGGTTGCAGTCTACGATAGTAGCTAAGCCACCACTTTCGTCTGCAGTCCTTAAACGTTTGCAGCTCTGAGTTAGAGATGCGTAGTGGACCAGTAAGTTCACTCATAGTTTTCCCGCCTTATCATCTTTAAGAAGCGATAACAGTTGAGCCTTATCGCGAACGATTTGTTCAAAGTTATCTGCCTTTGTTTCTAGTACTTGAATTACGCGTTCCTCGATAGTTCCTTCAGTGACGTAATCAGTGATTACCACTGAGTCGTGAATCTCTGAACCAATACGGTGAATACGGTCAAGTGCTTGCTTGTGGTCAACAAGTGACCAAGGACGCTGTAGCATGACAAGACGTCTTGCCGCAGTTAGTGTAATTCCGACACCACCAGCCTGTGCTGTAAAAAGTATCCACTTGATCTTGCCAGCCTGAAAATCATCAACTGCTTGTTGACGTTCATCTTCATCCTGAGCACCAGTGATGAGACCATGTGGAATTTTTTCCTTAGTTAGTTCTGCACTAAGTAAATCTATAAGTTGTCGTGATACAGCGCATACTGCAACTGAGTCGTCACCAAAGTCGCCGCTCTTGATGTCGTCCATAAGCGCATCAACCTTGCACGAAGGACCGATAAGTTTAACTTCAGTCTCGCCTGTAGATTCATCAACTGTTACTTCTGCAAATGAACTTGCAAACTGCAGAAGACGAATTGTCTGAGTTAGTGCGCTTGGCGCAGTTAATGAATCTCCACCTTCAAGCTCTGCAATCATAAGATCACGCATCTGGTCGTAAGCTTTCTTTTGCTTAGTTGACATTTCAACGTCCTTGCGTTCAAACATCATTTCTGGCAGCCAAGGAAGTACCTTTTTCTTAAGCATACGACGCATACGAGGATTGACTGCAGCATAGAACTCTTCTTCCATGTGAGGCTTTACACCAAGAACCATCATTCCGCCAAATGCGTTAAGCATAATGTTAATCATTCGGTCAATCCAGCGAGTCTTGCTTGGCCATTCCTCAGGTGACAACCAGTGAAGAATCGACCATAGATCTAAAACGTTGTTTGCAATAGGTGTTCCAGTGAGTGCAAAACGAATGTCAGCGTTCCCAGTAGCAGCCCACAGCGCACGTGTCTGTTTTGACTTAGGCTCTTTTGAGCGGTGAATCTCATCAGCAACTACTGACTTAAAGTCGATTGCGTTTAATTCACGACGATGTACCTCGCAACGATTTTCACTTACTTTTTCATCGTGGCCGCCGCAGTCCTTGCATTTTGCAAGAGCAATTGATCCATATCCTGCAAGTCTAGAGTGTGTCCTCAAGGACTCCCAGTTAATAACGAATACATCAGCGTCGTTCTCAAAGATCTTCCTACGTTGCGTTGCGGATCCTTTGATTACCTCAACGTCAATGCCTGGCCACCAGCGCTCAAACTCACGCTTCCAGTTTTTCTTAAGAGTATTAGGGCAGACGATAAGAGCTGGGAACACATCGTTACCTTGTGCTTGTAATTCCTTTAGCGCACGGATTGCTTGGGCTGTTTTTCCTAAGCCAGGTTCATCAGCAAGTAGCGCCCGTCGTGCTGTAGCAAGAAACTTTACGCCTGCTCGTTGGTGGGGAAATAGGTCCTCGTTAGAGGCGTCCTCAAGGGTCTCTAGGTCACGAAGAGCGTTGGCTGGGGTAATACGCGTGGCTAGCTCATTTGATGCCCAGAGCGACAATTTAGGGCCAATTATTAGGTCGTCACGAAAGGTTGAGCGTAAGGCAAGACAGGTTGCCCACGATGCAGGAACTCTCCACTGCTGCGCACCGGCATCCCATTTTGATCCAGGAATACTTTTGCAAAGCTCTTTAAAGCGCCACTCAGTATGGATAATTATATTAGCGCTTGAATCATCAAGCTCTACATTTACTGGCACTGTGCTTAGTCCTCTCGTCGTTACGTAATCATACTATCAGGATTTTTAGAAAAGCAAACACTTTTCTGCTTAGTATCTACTTTTTTATTATTGTAGCAATCTTGTGGGTTTCCATCCTGTTTTTACCAGTCTAAGCAGCCCATGTCGAATAGCGTCAAGCGCGTGACCTTCCCCACCTTTATGCCAGTATTCAAGTTTCTTAAGTTTAGGGTTATCAAACATTGCCTTTGCGTCCGCGGGAGACTGAAAATAAATGTCGTCAGGTTTTCTCCCTGCGTCCATAAGACACTGCTTAAGGATACCAATTTGCTCAAGTGAGTAAGGTGCCTGCGAGTTACGAACAGTCTGAGCGTTGATGGTAAATCTTTCACACACTACTTCAACATCAGGGTACATCCGCAATGTTTCACGAATCGGTTGAGCGTATTCTTCCTGTTGGTACTCACCCGACCACACAAGAACGGGTTCAGCATCAGCCTCCCTGGTGAAAAGAGCCATACCAGTTGCCTTACCTGGGTCTACTGAAAGTATTACCTTCATGTCCACACCACCTGGGCTACGCCCAACCTTTCCAAATAACTTTGACATTTCTTGCACGGCTTCGAATACGCAGGTGAACCATCAGCCGCAAGTCTTGCAACATAAACCAACGCGCCCTTGGCACGAGTCCCAGCAGCAAGAACGGCAGCAGCCTCAGCATGAATATGTGATCTACGCCAATGCGTTGTTGGGTCCGCTATTTTTTTGTTTGTTGCAGTTGCAATAATTCTCCCCCTAGATACCACGATACATCCGTGCCTGTATCGACACTTACTTTTTTGTGCAACCTCAAGAGCCATCTCAAGGTACCTGTTCATTAGTACTTATCTCCCCATGTTTCAAGTGGACCGTCGATACCTGATGTAAGCGGGACGTCCCAACCTTCACGAGTTGTCATGCACTCTTTGACTATCTGCATAATCTCTTGAGCGTCCTTGCGCGGTGCATTAAGAACAATTTCGTCGTGCACTGGAACGATGAGAAGCTCGGTTAGATCTGCTTGGTCAAGTTTAACAAGGTTAGACTTGAAAACTTCAGCCGCGCCTCCTTGAATTAGGTAGTTAACAAGAGTGTAAGCACGGTCATCATCACATGGGAGACGTCGTCCTGTCCAAGTATAAACGTAACCTTGCCCTTCTGCCTTTAGACGACGCATACCGGCATCTTCTATTTGGCGTTGGAACAGTGCCATTCCAGGATAGCGTGTGTCAAACGCATCGGACACTTGACGCATCTGCATTTCTGGAACTCCAGCAGTTAAAGCTTGTTTTGAGACGCCTGCTCCGTAGAGACGACCATAGACAGTTCCCTTAATAAGATTACGACGTTTGTCTGACCGTTGCATCGTTGGGTCATTGTAGATTTCACGACCAATTTCCGTGAACGGATCCGACCCCGTTGCGTCCGCACGATTGAATAGTGTGATGAGGTTTGGATCTTTAGAGAGTGATGCGAACATTCTGAATTCAACCTGGTCAAGGTCTGAGGTGATGATGACGTGAT